CACGTATGGAGTTAGCTTTTAGGGAGCCGTCAAAGCGAATCACTAAGAAAAATAAAACATCACAAACAGGTGAAGCGCTTAATACAGTTATTAATTGGAAAAACACAACTAACAATGCATACGATGGTGAGAAGCTACACATATTGTATTTAGATGAAGCAGGAAAATGGGAAAAACCAACAGACATAAGGGACGCATGGAGGATTCAGAGGACTTGTTTGATCGTCGGAAGAAAAATCGTAGGAAAAGCTCTCGTAGGAAGCACAGTAAATCCAATGGACAAAGGTGGAAGCCAATACAAGGACCTATGGGAGGATTCGAATCCGATAGAGAGGAATGCGAATGGGAGGACTAGAACTGGATTATACAGACTTTTTATACCAGCTTACGAATCATTAGAAGGATTTTTTGATAAATATGGGAATCCCGTTGTAGAAGACCCAACTAATACTATTGAAGGTATAGACGATGAATACGTATATATTGGAGCTAAAACTTTCTTAAAGAACGAAAGGGAGTCCTTAAAAGATGATGCTTCTGAACTTAATGAGGTAATACGTCAATTCCCGTTTACAGAAGATGAAGCCTTTAGGGATAGTATTGAAGGTAGTATATTTAACGTAGGTCAGATATATGAGCAAATAGAGCATAACGACGAGCTTTTCCCTAACCCAGTAGTACAGGGTAATTTTGTTTGGAAGGGTGGTGAAAAAGATACAGATGTTCTGTTCAATCCAAATCCACAAGGTAGGTTTAAGGTTGCTTGGATGCCGCCACTTGATTTTAGAAACCAAAAGAAGAGTGTGTATGGAAAGAGAGTTGCACCTCATTCTGCCTTTGGGGTAGGCGGTGTCGATAGTTACGACTTAGACGCTACAGTGGATGGCAGGGGATCTAAAGGGGCTTTACACCTATACAATAAGTTTCACATGGAGTATCCTTCTAATATGTTTGTTGTAGAGTATGCAGCTAGGCCCCCTCTTGCTAAAATTTTCTATGAAGATGTACTTATGGCTGCTGTATTTTATGGTTATCCTATATTAATTGAGAACAATAAGTACGGGATTGCAAGGTACTTTGAATCAAGGGGTTACGATGGCTACTTAATGGATCGCCCTAAACATTTAATTAGTGCTAGCGGGATGAAATCTAAAACAAAAGGAATCCCTTCTAACTCTCAAGATGTTATACAGGCTCACGCTCACGCGATAGAAGCTTACATACATGATCATGTTGGAATAAATAGAGAGACTGGTGAGATGGGCAAGATGTATTTTAATAAAACACTAGAGGATTGGATAGGATATAAAATAGATAATAGAACAAAATTTGACCTTACAATTAGTTCTGGATTGGCTCTTCTTGGGGCTCAAAAAGCTAAAGCAAAAAAGGTCTCTAACTTTAATGAAAAACAGTTTTTTAGGAGATATCAAGTAATCGGATGATTCACTATATTTGCTAAATAGAAATGCCGTATCTTAAGGATGTACAATAACGATCAAAAAAGTAAACAAGGATTCCCTAATCCTTTAGAGCCAACAGAGGTTAAGGAAAGTCAGGACTATGGTATTCAATATGCAAAAGCCATTGAATCTCAGTGGGGAAAGACTACAGATGATAATTCCTTAATAGGGAAAAGAAACAGAGTTTTTGAAAAAGATAGAGACTATGCAACTGGCGTTCAAGACACTAGTATATATAAGCAGCTATTAAGTTCTCTTCAGCCAAACAAAGGAGATGGTAGTTTATTGAATATGGATTATACTCCAGTCCCTATTCTACCGAAGTTTGTAAGAATAGTAGTAAATAAGATATTATCTGTTAACCCATACCCTAATTTAGAAGCAGTTGACCCATTGTCTTCTTCTCAAAAAAATGAGAAAAAGAAGAAAATAATTATGCAGGTTAAAGCTAAAAATAAATTAAAGCAACTAAAAGATAAGACAGGTGTTGTATTAGATTTAGATCCAGATCAAATACCAGATACTCCAGAAGAAGCTGAAATATTATTTGACACTAATATTAAAACTGATGCTGAGATATCAGCTCAAGTAGGTACAGACCTTACTCTTACTTGGAATAATTTTATTGATAACACATTTCGAAGATGTGTAAATGATCTTGCTACTTTAGGTATGTCTGTAGTAAAAAGATCGAATGACCCTAATGAAGGAATTAAAACTTCTTATGTTGATCCTTCTATGTTTATACATAGCTATACTGAAGATCCCAACTTTGAAGATCTTATCTATGCAGGACATATAAAGAAAATATCTATACAGGAGCTTAAAAGAATTTCAGCTGGCGAATTAACAGAAGAGGATTTTAAAAAGATAGCAGAAAAATCTAAAGGAAGAAACGGCAATGATTCCTCTAAGTATAATAAAAAGCATTATAACGACACGTTAGGAAGAATGGCGTATGGCTATGATGACTATATGGTAGAGGTGTTAGATTTTGAGTTTATATCTGTTGATTGTATTCACTTTGAAGAAAAAGAAAACAGACATGGTAACACTGGGTTTTATTTCAAGGGATTTAATTACAAGAAACCAAAAAACAGTATATATGAAAGGACTCCACATAAATTAGAAGTATCTACCGTTTATAGTGGTAGTTATGTTCTTGGGTGTGAATATCTTTTTAATTATGGTAGAACTAAAAATGTACCTAAAAATATTCATGACATAAGTAAAGCTAGGCTTTCATACTCAGTTACGGCTACTAATCTACGTAATATGATGCCAAAATCTATGGTAGACAGCTGTGTTGGGTTTGCTGATATGTTGCAGTTAACGCACTTAAAAATACAGCAAGCTATAGCAAAAGCTAAACCAGACGGGCTTATTATTGATATTGAAGGATTAGAAAATGTACAGTTAGGTAAAGGTGGTGAATTACAACCATTAGATCTTCATGATATTTATGAACAAACTGGTGTGTTCTATTACAGAAGTAAGAATGCAGAAGGTGGATTCCAAAACCCTCCAGTCCGTGAGATAGGCAATAGTATTCGTAACATCAATGAGCTTGTTGCATTATATAATCATTATTTAAGATTAATTAGAGATACTACAGGTATTAATGAGGCTATGGATGCTTCATCACCAAAAGGCGATGCATTAGTTGGAGTTCAACAACAAGCTATTGCTGCTGGTAATAATGCCATATATGACATTACAAATGCTTCTATGTTGTTGTTCAAAAGAGTTTGTGAAGATATAGTTAAGTGCATGCAAATTATTCCTCTTGAATCTGTTTTATATAAAGTGTATGAAAACGCTATAGGTGAGACTAATATGGAGGCATTAACATCTTTTAGAGATTTACCAATGTATAATTTTGGAGTTGTTGTTGTAAAAGATATGGAGGAGCAAGAAAAAGCATATTTAGAGCAAAACATTCAAATGGCACTTCAGCAAAAAGAAATAGATTTAGAAGATGCTATAGCCGTAAGAGATTTAAAAGATATTAGCCAGGCAGAAAGACTTCTTGTCGTAAGGAGAAAAAAGAGAATGGCTAAAATGCAAGAGATGGCTATGCAGAATTCTCAACAGCAAGCTCAAATGCAAGCACAAGTTGCTCAACAAGCTCAACAAGCTAAGATGGCTGAAATGCAAGCATCTGCACAAATGGAGGCTCAAAAAATGCAAATGCAGGCTGAAATTGATATGAAGATGGCACAAATGAGGCATGAGTTTGACAAGGAAATTGAAATGATAAAAGCTCAAGCAACTTTAGGATTTAAAGAAGATGATAAAGAGTTTAAGGAAAAGCTTGAAGTTTTAAAAGAAAACAGAAAAGACGATAGATTAGATAAGCAAACTTCCGATCAAAGTAAGCTTATCTCTCAAAGACAAGGTAAGAGACAGGAGTTACCTGATAGTCCAAACGAATTAATTAACGCATTATTAGGAGAATAAAATGGCTAGTTCAGTAAATTTAGATACTTCAGATATATTAAATATCACTTGTAGAAAGGGGGATACTTTTTCGATAACAATCAACCTAAAGGATTCTTCAGGGACTGCTCTTACTTTATCTACAAGTAATTATGATTTTTTAATGCAGGTTAAGTCGCAATCTACAACTAGAAGTAGATCGGGAAGTAGATCTGAATCTTCTTTAATATTAGGGACTGCTAGTGCAGCTAAAAAGAATCAAGGTAGGGTTAAGAATCAGTCTAATGTAAGTGGTGATTTAAACTTTGAAGTTCCTACTGTTGACGATAGCGGAAATGTAACTATTGAAGCTTCTGCTGAAACAATGAGTAAAGTTCCTTCTGGTTCTTATTCTTATGATTTACAATATATACTACCTAGTAGTAGCGGTTTAGATACTCATAGAACGGTCTTAAGAGGTTCGTTTACTGTTAACCCAGATGTTACTGAAGCCTTTGAGTGATGGGCTTAACTATATCAAAAACTTCAGAATCTATTACGTTTACTAAACCGTCTAAACTTTCGGTTACTATTACACAACCTACGGTTCTTAGAGTAACACATACTTCACCATCAACATTAACTGTAAAAATAACTTAAGTATGAAAAGTAAAAGCTATCTATTAGTCATTTTATTTTGGATTTTAGCATCATGTGTGTTAGGTCAACCTGGTAACGACAGTATACCACCTGTTTGCTCTGGTGTTGAAAATTTACAAGGTCAGATTGATTGCTTCCCTTTTGCGCCTAATCAAGGTCAACTACAGGTTATGTGGACTATACCTGAGCCTGGATGTAATCCAGTTGGATTCTACAGAGGTGACGACTTAGACGATCTACAGTTTGTGCCATACGGTCAGTGGTTTAATGGTAGTTTTTATGGTGGTGTTCCATCTTCACCTGTGTCGAATGATGAATACTATTTTATAGTAGAGTCTCCTGGTGAGATTATGGATACACTTGTAGTTGAAAATCCTAACTGTGGTATTGGTTGTTTAGATTCTTTAGCGACAC